GCGGTAAAGCTGCAAAGTGGCCACCCTGTCGTGGCTGGAGTAGACTTATCTAGTCAAGATCTCCTCAGGCGTGGCCCCCGCTGCAAGTAAGGCGTATTGCGGGTCCACGGTAGCGCAGAAGTTGTTCTTGGATGTGTGAGTAGTTGCGTGTAGATGTCTTTTCATCCGCTCCTCATAATCATCGTAGAACACCTTAACGGCTCTCTTACCTGGTTTGGTCATGTTCAACCGTTTTTGTCGCCAGGTCAGGATTTTTTCTAATACGGTGTCTCCTGTCACCTGCTCTCTCAGCTGCTCATGTATCATGTAATTGAAATGCTCCGGAGGTAAGTCTTTTCTAGTCGCTTTGACGCTAAACTCTCCTGTACGGAGAAGTCGATCGACTTGGCGATAAAAATGAACGTTGACATTACCAGGCTTCTTTTCCAGAACGACGTTCTTGGAAAGGAACTTAGCACAGCTGTCTGAAGTCGTGAATTCCTTCATGATCAGACCACTACCCTTCTTGCCCGTTTCACCGGGGGTAGCGTAGAGTTGGTTGAGAGCGTCTTTTAGAGCTTGCAACTTACACTTCTCTATGTAAATTAAAAGATCGTCTCCACTAGCCATCGCAAATGCGTAAGGTAATAAACCAGTAGAACGTAACATGCAGTAGATCAAATGCAGCTGTCTATTGGTATTACCCAAGGTTGTCTTGAGTGGGTCTCCAGAAAACGTTGTTTGCTTGGCTTTTATCCGTAGGAGTCTTCGCAGGTCGGCTGGCCTCCTAACGCGGAATTTTGGGTATTTGTTTGCACGAACAAAATCTAGTGTTGCTTTACTAGTCTGTGCAAACCGCATGAAATGTTTAATTTCATGCTTGTTCAATTTCAGCCGGGCGTATAGCGGAATATTTTGTTTTCTATACGTGAAATCGATTTTTTCCATGTTCTTAGCGGCCTGACCTGCATCCCATTTAGCAATATCTATCGAAGCTGTAGAAGGATTCTCGAATGTATTGGCAATGAGGTTTAGATTTGCAGTAATGGCGTCTCCACCCATACCCTGGATGAATGCCTGGCCTTCTCGTCTTGCGGCGGGCCAGCACTTAAAAATATCGGATTTTTTGAAGAGTAGTCTCCAATAGCGTTTCATGGCTAGCATCTCATTGCGGCCAATCCATGCTGCAACTCCTACCATGGCATCATTGGGTTTGCAGATGACCCTGGCCTTCCTAGTTTTCATGTTGTTGACTCCTGCCTCGCCAGACTTGCACATGGCTCTGTAGGAGTTTTTGAGAACTGGGTTCCTGTGAAAAGACTTTATTGATCGTGCATAAAGCTTTTTCTTTTTTGAAGGAACCTCCTCTAGGAATTTCTCTGGAGTGATAGTTGCACAAGTTAAAACAGCCTCTGCATAGATTGTGGCGTCCAAGACACCAAATCCTATGCCATCTAAGTATTCCTCATCCGGCTGAGTGTCGTATTGACCCTGTCTTGTGAACAGTGCAACAGCTAGATTGTAATCACTGGCTACGACGCTATTCGAAACATGAAATTCATATACTTGTGGTAATATGGTATTTATGTATGTAGGACCTTGTTCATAAGGTTGTTCGCGTAGCTCTTTTATCAGGTCGACTACTGGTTGGATACAGTCTATGGCCTGATAGTTATTGAGGTATTTCAATGTCGTCTCTTTTTCAGTGATTCTAGCATCGAGTGTCATCGGATACAAAGTTCCGGCTTCCGACATTCGAGTTGCCTGGTCAATAGGGATGTACCTCTGTTGTACTCCCATGCATGTGAAATCTTGAGTGAAGTCACACCACCTGCAGTTTATTAGAACTGCCTTGCAGTTCGGGCACCCGAGACTTTTTCTCCAGCCTCTTATCCTCCCTACCCATCTCATGAATGTATTGTCTACGAGCCATTCGTATAAGACATACAAACCACAACACAAAGCAGTGACACCCAGAATCCAACTGGGAATGAACAAAGCTAATGGGAAGAGGATGACTGCAAGCATCAAGCAGACATAAAAAGCGACAGTCCACTGTCTTATTCCGTTTATATAGTCTGCTAACTCTATATGGGCTGGGGATTTGAGCCACAGCATCCGCCTATAGAGTTTTTGCACCCTTTCTGCCTGTGGGTGATAGACAACCTTGTAATGTGCATACTTCTCAGCCGGGGTCTTCGGGGCAGGGATGTCTTCAAGTTGTCTTTTTACTTGACGCGCTGCCCTACTAATATAGAGGGCATACTCTTCTTCGTTTATTACGGTAGCATCGGTGTTACATGCAACAGTGAATGCATAAGCGTCAAGTATAGCTGCAGGGTCTCTAGCAGCTATCTTATCAACCCTGTCTTGGTGGGTTAACAAGCTGGCGTGGATAATGGTTTTTTGCTTTTCAGTGATTGCCAGACTTCCGGCAGCAGCTCTGTCTCCTTTGAGTGGTACTAGGGCGCCTGTACGGCCTCTTCCCCCCTCAAAATAGGTGACTAAATACACTGATAAGTGAACCTCTGAACCCACGGTGTAGACCTTTTTTCTTTCATATTGGTAGTTTTGGCCTACGGTAAAGAGGGTTGCATCGTGCGAAAACGGTGGGTATTTTAGCTCAGCTTGAAAGCCGTTTTCGTGTAGAATGGTGAATCTACCCCTTTTTACGTTGCACTGAATCACCGCATTATTGAAGAGTCTATAAGAAAATGCGTGTGACCTGGGTGGATCGATGAAAATTCTGATACCCATCTCGTGCTCTATGGGCTGAGTTTGATCTACGATAGTATACTGCGTGTATTTAGAATGGATGTCCTTCATAGCTTCTCGCATGTTCGGAGTGAAGTAGAATATATCCTTGACATCTATCGACGGTATTATCGTAGCTTTTTCAGCCTTCTTCCTTTCATATTTGATGGTGGAAGAGGTGATATCGTAGTCTGCAAGTAAGTGGGAATTCATGTCCATAGAAAATGAATCACTGCTAGACACCACTGCGAGTAGTTCTGCTTGGGTTTTCCGTACCCAATGCTGGTTATCTTCATTAATGAGGAACACCGCTCCTGCATTTTGTTGTCCGGCCCTATATACCACTGTACTGTAGTTGATAGTGGTCGTGCCTGCTGTCTCATCTGAACAAGCTATCCATATCTGGTGGACATGGTTAACCGTGAGATGACCAACCATCTCATCTATGGTTATATAGGGATCTGTTGATGAAGATATCCAACGTCTAGAAATGCAGTACTCAACCAGCCCTTGGTATTCGACCAGGGCTCTTTGTCCGCATAAACTGGTAGGTTCAGACCCGGCTGTTGTGCATCCCGGGTCAAAAACTGGTGTTCCTGCTGGTAAGAAGAAGAGAGGTAGCAGATATTCACAGTGTATTATGGATTGTCTAGTACCATCCTGTAACATCGATTCACTGTAGAACATAAGCAGACTGGGTTTTGTAGGAGTAATCCTTTTCGTAACAATATCGATCCCAAGATCTGCCGCAATTGTAAGCACTTCCAAGTAGGTAAAATTAGTAGTGCGAACATGATTCATCT